ATCTTTCATACTTTCTCTAAACTGTTGGATCTGCGTTACGGATTTCAGAACATCCTTACTATTAATGGTCGAGAGCATGGCCTCGCCGAATTCAATCGCTGGAGTAGTCATCTTCGTCATCTTCGTCATCTTCGTCTTCTGTATATTCCGATAAGTGACTTCTTGCAGCGGCCCTAAGTTCTTTATCGAGGTCTTCGTCTAATAGTTCTTCATCAACTAAACTGAATTCGTCAAATACTACCATCAGAATGTCTGCTACTTCCAATCTTTCTTTAGGCTGAATATGGGATTTGATACGGGCCCATAATTCCATAATCAATTCATGATTTTCATTAACCATAATTATTCTCCTGTTTGTACAACAATTGCAATTTTCTCTTCTTCGCTATCAGGAATAACAACACGCAGATCATCCTGTGTGAATTCATCCATGATTACTTTCATTTTATTAATATCATTCCAGTCTTTTCTGAAGTATTTCATCTCTTCTTTAGTTTTCTTGGAAACATATTTATATCTATTACCCTCTTTTATTAACACACCAGACTTTTCAAATAAGTCAAACAATCCGGAGATTGGATTCATACCCGATTCCCATGGAATATCTAGCTTGATAGATTCGAACGGCTTAGAGTATCGAGTTTTAACAACTTTACAAGTTGCACGAATACCTTTTACATCTGTGACCTTGTTACCGTCTTCGTCTTCCTTTAACTTATATTTCTTCATAGCAACAATAATGCTCGAAGCAAACATAAATCCAGATCCTCCAGAAATTTTATCATCTGGATCAAACATATCCTGACTTGCATATGTGTGATTAGTTACGACCATACCTATATTCAGATCGCCAAACATATTAACGCAGTTTGATACGAACGCCTTAAGCTGTTTAGCTTTACGACCCATATCGCCCTTCATATCTCCTGCTTGGAATTGATTTACTTCGGTAGGTGTTAATAACATACCTAAAGAGTCTACAATGAATAGAATTTTAGGACGTTGGTCTTTTGGAATATCTAGATAGTTTGTCTTATACTCTGTAACAAAGTCATGCACAATCTTTGCTACTTCATCTATCATAGATGCGCTAATGCGAAGCATCTTATCTTCAGATGTTTCTACACTTAAATTCTTTAGCCATTTTTCATCTAAAGCATTTTCCGTGTCAATCATAACCACAAAAATGTTTTGTTCTTGTGCTGCTTTCGCAATATTCCCGGAAACAATATAAGATTTACCGGCGCCGGATTCGCCTGCAAATACTGTTACCTTACCCATAGGAACCCCTTTATAGAAGTCTCCGCTGATAAGATAGTTTAACCCATAAGATCCTGTGCTGATCCATGTGTCTGGATCATTGAATCCTGTTGAAATACCTGTAATGTTTTTTGTTAAGTTTTTACGAAACTTTGATATGTCGAATGGCCGAGTCATGGCTTCTCCTTAAAGATGTACGGGACGGTATTTAGCCGTCCCGTTGTTAAGACTTACTTATTGCGATTTCTCAACATTGCAAGAATTTCTTGCGGAGATTTACCTGCTGTAGGTGCAGCAGGTGCTGCAACTGTTTCCTTTACTGCCTCTGCCGGAGCATCTGGTGTAAAGTCTTCATCCGAATCGTCATGAACGATAAGAGGTGCTGCTTTTGTTGACTCTGCAACTGGTGCAGGCTTTGTTGCCGCTGGGCGCTGAACGTAAGCAGTACGTGTTACTGTTTTACCTTCTCCGCCATCTGCATCATCTGTACCTGCATCAAAGCCAAACGGCTTGTAATGCTGACCCCAGCGAGCTGGATCATACAGTTCGCCGTCTAACGATTCCTGGAACATTTCAAAGATGATTGACAATTGTTCAGGTGTTGGACGCTTAGGCAAATATGTTGCCAAATCTACCGGACTGAATTGTGCAATTGCATCTTGCATATCTTCTGTTAAGCTGGATTCTTTTCTGGCCCACTTAGATGTGCCATAATCTGCATATCCGCCCTTGCTTGTCTTAGATACAATAAAGTCTGTACCGTTGACAAAGTCAACTGGACTATATGCCATATCAGGATCCATTAATGCAGCCTTAATGATTGCAAAAAGTTGCGGACCGATAATAAACTTACGAATCGGATTTTCAGGTGGTTCGCTTTCATTCATCGGATCTTGTTTAACAAAACCCTGCATGTAATATGTGCGCTTTGCCCAATACTTACGTGCTCTATCTTCCAACGACTTATCCTTCCACCATGGGCGAACTTCATTCAAGATAGGGCAAGTCATCTTACCATCCCACATTTCGATACAAGGTACTTGAACAACAACTGGCTTACGCTCGTCTTGTCCTTTGATACCTGCGAATGGGAGTTTAATAAGTTGACGTTCTACCCAAAAGAAAGTGTTATCTTCGTTTGCGTCTGGTAAAAAGCGGAGTGTTGTTGAAGTGCCTTCTGGAATATTCCAGTGTGGATAAGTTGCCTTATCTCCTGTACCGCCCTTGCGGTTATCTAATGCTTGTAATTTCTTACGGATTTCTTCGAGTGTCTTTGACATGATTTTTATTTCCTATGCTTTAAAGTTAAATTGAACGCTTATTAATTGAACTGCAACCTACTAAGGCAGCGTTATGCCTTTTCGCGTCTTCTGTGAATGTCTTCGTATGCAGTTAGTATACGAAATTCTTGTGTGTTTGTCAAGAACTCCTATAAAGTTCTTGTATGTTATTTATCTGTTTCTAAATCAAAAGAATATATTGTTGAATCTTTCATAATACAGTTCGAAATCGGAAGATTCTTTAATTTCTTGCTTATCTTTAGCAACTTTTTCTTCTACCTTGGCATTTTCTAAAACTTGTTTGAGTACAGCACGCTCGAAATCGTTTACTGTACCTTCTTTACATAATTTTGTACCAATTTTGTTCACAAAGGAAGATAGTTCGTCGTTCTCCATAATACGCAATGCGAATTCATTTAATTTAAATCCTAAACGAGCATTTTCGCTTGCAAATTCAAATATGGGAGTAGTACTCAGCGATTCTCTGCGTAGAATAATTGGTGCGGCGGCTGCTTCTTCGATTCTTTTATGGAAAGTATCTTTCTCTTGCACCAACTGTTTAACAATAGGCAAAACTTCTTCGAACTTCTCGTCGAATCTTCGAATGGTGAACAAATCCTTTAGTTGAGTTGTGTCATCCTCAGCTAATGCTTCACGTTCGAATGTTTCTAAACGAGCCTTTACTGTTTCATAAGTCTTAACGCCTGTCAATTTCTTCAATTCCGTACGAATAGTCTCGATATTTTCCTTAACTGTTTCGATAATACCGGAACTATCTTCATTTATTAACTTATTTGTTGTTACATATCTGTTAAAAGACTGTAATTTTAATAAATTACTGGTACTTTCACTAATATATTGCCCGACTTTATCGTGCATTGTTCCACCGTGTGACATATGTTGGGCCATAGCACGGGCACCGGGGAGGTAATTAGATTGGAAACGAACTCTTTCACCATTACATTCTAAGAAAATTGCACTAATGTGGCGTGAACGAGATCCACGAACATTTTCGTCGACAGGTGTCTTATGCTTTACTAAAATTCTAACATTTTCTAGAGTCTGTTGTGATGTTTTCATCGAACCGAACATCTTACTGAAACTTTCTACTATTGCTTCATCAACTGTCAATGAATACATAATATCTCCATGTGCATCTGGCTGTGCTGTTATCTTACCATTCTGAACTAATCTATTCAATATGGGTTGAATTTCGCTAAGGTCTATTCCTAGATCGTCGGCTAATGTATGGGCAGCGGCCGTGCCAAAATATTTAACTCTATGCGATACCTTACCCATTAATTGATGATTGTACGGTTGAACTAAATTATTTTCCATCATTGCCTCGCCTTTTTTTATTTTTGCTTGATATGCATAGTCCCTTGGCTGAATCGTCTTACCAAAAACTGTTAATTTAAAGTTTAAAGGTGGTACGTTAGTATCTGCCAGATCTCTTACTAAGTTTTCTATAGACTTTGTAGAATCACCCACATTAGCACCTTTGCTAAATTCTACGTTACCATTATTTTTATCAGAAGGCTCGTTGATTGTAATCATTACATTAGGGTTGAGCACAAAAAATCGTCGACCTGTTCCGGGATCGGTTGTATCCGAACCTTCAACATCGAAAATTTTTATCTTTAAACCGTTCCCTTTTAGCAGAGAAAATATTTTGCCCGCTAAATCATTCATTTCTTCCATGGTAACTTCCTTGTTCTCTTATTTATCTATGTAAGGGTCAAATACACATTGGCATCGGAGCCGAAGAATCGGATTCTTCGCCGGAGCCTACGTTACTATTGATTGCCGCCTGAGACTTATCATCCCAGGTAGAAATATAATCTGTCATTCTTATTGCAAGAATCATAGCCATAATTAAGTCGTCCGTCTGGCCTATTCTGGCCTCGTATGTATTACCTCTAGAAACAAATACTTTAAGTTCAGATAGTAGTCCACGCGAATTTATAGTTAACTTACCGGACTCAATTAAGAATTTCAATTTAGCACAAGCTTCTAATTTTGATTTATTCGTAGTTACAAATCCTGCTCTGCGGCCAGATCTACCTTGTAATCTATTTTTAGGATCGTGCAGCATAGTACCGCGGAAGTTTTCTTCGCCTGTATCCCTGATAACAACTAATGCAGCTTCACCTAAAGAATTGCTTTCTACAGACCAATACATTTCAGGCTTGGCTAAATCATATAGTTCTTGTAAGATTTTCTTCATTGTTCTTACTTGTTCTTCAATAGGTGTTTTATTGCTACTCCACTCTGCTACTTGTACTAGGGTAGGTAATTCTAACACCTGAATTGCTGCATTGTCGCCACCTGTCCCCATAGACGGGTCTAAGGAAACAACATATGTCATATGTGGCTTAATATCGGCATACCATCTAACTTGTCCCGATTTACGTATAGGTTGTGTAGGTTCCAACTGAGCAAGCTTAACGGGATTAATAAGAGTTTCTTCAAAGGTAATGAACTGACACTTATGTTCACGCAAGAATCTATCTTCACCCAATGCTGCTAATTCTGCATCTGCCCACGTCTGGTCTCTGTCTGGATGAACTTCCCAGGTGGACATATAAGGTCTGAACCCGTTAACGCCAATGTTTGTTTCATTTCCGTTTGCATCAACTAATTTATTTGCTCCGAACCATATATCTGCAAACTGATCTTCGTCAGTATTAGGCGTCGATGTAATAATACACTTACCACCTGTAGACAAGGTAGGAGATAATGATGTCCAAAATTCTTTAGCTATGTTTGGTTCTACGAATGCAAATTCGTCTAAATAAACTAATGATAATGACATACCACGACCTGTATTTTCCGTGGTGGTAGTTGCCACAATACGTGAATTATTATCAAAATCGATGGAACGTTTATTATAAGTCTTTACACCTGCCCGAATATGATCCGGTATGGATTCATATGCATACCGTACTCTATGCATAATTTCCTGTGCGCCGTCATATTTGTTTGATGCAATCAGTATTGTAGAATCTTCGTTAAACATCGCATACCATAACAGATAACCTGCTGCAACAGTGGTTTTACCCATCTGTCTGGATACCATATTAACAGACTTTCTATACTTATGATATGTGTTTATTAGATCTACTTGAAAAGAGTACAGCGATAACTTCTGGCGTCCTTGTGTAGGATGCTGTATATACATGAAGTTGCTCATGAAATAGATGGGGCCTGTTTCGGGGTGCAAACATGCCGCTAACTCATCTAATTGTTGCTGTGTGTAATCTGTCTTTTTATTTGCTCGTTTTACAAGTGAGTCGTCTTGATAAATTGCCATATTATTTCTTAGACGACTCTTTTAAATAATCTCTGTAGCCATATACCAGTTCTTTGTGAACTTCTGCTACCTGCATTTTTTTCTGTTCCGGATTATCGCCATAACGGGCACCCGACGGACCGGCATTTTTCACAACAGGGCCATCTGCACCGTCAGGGAAATAATCCTGCCCATCGCCTTTAGTTCCGCCATATCCATTATTTAAGTCTATTGCCTCTTCAAATGGGCCATCATATGGCTCAAAATAGTCATCCGGTTCATCAAAATCGTCTGGGTCTCTTTCTCTTTTTTCCACACCCGAACCGCCACAAGATCTACAACTCGCCCCATCATACATACCTTCTCCTGTACCATCGCAGGTTCTGCACGTATCATCGTAGTCTTCGTCGTCAACAATCTCGTCTACTTCATCAAATAGATCATCTATACCTACATCATTCTTTGCTTTATCAATAATACCGTCTGTATTTTCATCCATCGGATCATAATCACCATAGTCGCCATAATCTTCATCTGAGCCGTGACCTGCACTTGCTAAAGCATCTGCGTCATCAGACATATCATCCGAACCGTGTGGTTCCCCATCATCCATATTATCACGCATATCTTCGTCGTGTAAATAATTTTCTATGCTATCCATTATACTAAGTACCTCGTCGTTATCGAGGCCTTGGTCCCTTAAATAACGAGATATTTCTACTAAAGTTTCTTCTTGATCGCCAAAGGCATCGCTAGAGCTTTGAAGCATATTCATAATTTCAGCATCTACGTCGGAATAATTCGAGAAAGATCCTTCTGCAATACCAACTTCCTTTGCGCGATTTGCTAGCCACTCTTTATTTGTCGGGTTCTCTTTCTTTAAATCGCCTGTCGATACTTTCCAGTCACCTTGCGGTTGTGCAGCTTTACGCTGAACTGCCGGGATTTCGCTTTTCTTTACTTCTTCCTTCATAGCATTACTAAGAGCATTGTCGGGGGCAACTCGACCGGACTTCGGATCTATATTTGAGCCTACTCGTACTAGCTCATCAAGTTGCTGTGATGCATCGTATGCTGCATAAGCTTGATTGCGCCCCACTGTCCCAGCGGTTTGCATGTCAGACTCACTATTCGTTCCAATACCCGGAATC